TCAGCAGCAGCCGCAGCGGTGGTCGATGTCCAGCTCGGCGATCGGCAGCACGTTCCCGCATCCCAGGCACGGCCCGGCCGCGACGCTCCACCGTGGCGGGTACGACCCCGGCCGGCGCTCCAGCTGAAAGCCCAGCTCGGCGCTGCGCTTCGCGATCATTCCGCCGCTGACGCCGGTCTTCAGCGCGAACTGCTGCTGCGTCACGCCGGCGTCGTAGGCGCGCCACAGCTCCTCGGCGTTGATGGACTCGGGAGTGCGCATGCGCTGCTCCCGGCGCAGGTCCACGTAGGTGCTGGCGCCCAGGTGCCAAAGCACGCGGAACTCCTTGGAGCCCCAGCCCCCGGGTACGCCGGCGGCCGTCAGCTCGCGCTCGATCACCTCGTCGGGGGTGGTGCCCTCGGGCCGGAACAGCGCCGCGTGGGCGATCCGGTCCAGGTCCACCAGGTAGCCGAGGCGCGGAGTATCCCCGCGGACGGCGTGCGGGGCCAGGGCGGCGCTACCCATGGATCCTCGCGCGCGCGCGCGTGCTGATAGACGTGAGCCTCCGTTCCTTACGCATTGCGGTCTCCCTCCAGAAGGTCGGCCTGCACCGACTCCAGGAAGCGGCGCAGGCTAGTGTGTGAAAGGGCTGCCGCGCGGGCGAGCATGCTGATGCCGCGCCCGCGAAGCAGCGCTACGGTCTGCTGCAGATCGTCGGAGCTGTCGATCAGGTAGTTGCCGAACGGCTCGGCCATGCTGGTGCCGATCGGCCAGCTGTGGTCGTCCACCAGGTGCTTGATGATGACCTGCACCCGGCGCGCGGGGATGCCTGCCGCAGCCGCGATCTCCGGTACCTGGCGCGCGGCAGCGCTGCCCCAGCGGAGCTCGGCCGCGACTGCCCGCTCCTCGTCGCTGCACAGCGCAGTGAGGTCGAGCTGCGGGCGCGTGGTGTCCAAGTAGAGCGCGAGCTGCGAGTCCATCGTCAGGCCGTGGTCACTAGGGTGTCGCTGCGGAACTCAGCGCGCACACGGCCATCGGCCGAGACACGCCACCGGCGAGCAAAGTGCTCGCACTTAGCGACCACTTTCAGGTCGCCGTCAATTAGGATGCAGCTCCCACAGGTGGGGCAGCCGCAGCTGAAGTTCCCGCCGTTCGTTTTGTGTAGCGTTCTCGTGCTCATGAGCCGCTCCTTCCGTGGTCTTGAGTGCGCGCCCTCTGGCGCGGCGGGCTTCCCGCGAAGGGACCTCAGGGTCCCTTTTCGCCCCGGTGCCACCGGGGTGCTCGTCAGGCGGGCTTGGGCCTCCCTCCATCAGCGCCGCGGTATCATCAGTCTTCCTCCTCCACGTAGACCCAGGACAGGTGTCCCGCCTCGCAGCGATACGCCGTCACGTAGAGCTCGTCAAAGGTCTCCACCTGGTCATCGATGTAGCCGGTCTCCCGCGCACGCATCTCGTGTGTGCAGCCGTCCACCGGGCACTGGAACTTGGTCGGCTCGCCCATCTCAGCCCTCCTGCCGGGGGCGGGGCCTGTGACCGAGCGGATGCCGAGTCGGGTGGTAGAGCTGCCGCCCGATCACCGCCTCCAGCTCAGCCGGAGCCTCCGGCCACTCATCCTCGGGAACGGGGGGGGAGAGCTCGTGGGCGATCGCCATGGCCACGTAGAGGCCGGCCTGGTCGATCACCTCCTGGGGCCAGCCCTGGATGGTGGCCAGCGCCACCTCGTGCCCCCACACGAGGCTCATCCGCCAGAGCTCCCAGGGGAAGACGGGGCCGTCGTCCACCTCTATGATCTCCTCGATCGCCGACTGGCCATCGTCGGGGGCCACCACCGAGCGCCGCAGTGTCACCACGTACTCATGCCCGGCCTCCGTCTCCAGGTGGATCCAGTCGGGGCGGCCACTCACCACGTGGGTGATGAAAACGGGATCTGCCTGGAGCGCTCGTGCGATGCGGCGCGCAGCACCCTCGGTAGTGGACACGTCCACCGGCGGGCAGTGCTCGCATGTCTCGTAGCCAGCGGCGGCCTCCTGCTCGCTGAACCGGCGTCCGCACTGCAGGCAGGTCACCGCGAGTACAGCGAAGCCCAACGCTCGCTGCATGCGCTCGGCGGCGACGCAAAGGCGGCGGATCTCTTCCTCTCGCTCGATCACCGGGATCGCCGTCACGCGGCCGGCATTCTCCTTCACGATCTCGCGGGCGAGGTCCCGATCGAAGAGACCCGCCTCCAGGATCACGGGGCTGTGGCCAGCAGCGCGCGGCGTCCACCACGCGAGCTTCACCAGGTCGTAGATCAGGAACGTCTCCGGTTTCGTCGGCGCCGCTGGCGCCACTGCGAGGGCCACTTCCGTCGGCTCTCCCGTCCGCTCCTGGGCGGACCCTACCAGCTCCTCGGTCAGCATCGTCCCTCCTCTGTTCAAGGGTGTCCGTCCGCCTGCGCCTGGGCGGCGTAGCGCGGTACAGCGGTCATGTGGGCGCCTTGCAGGTGGGCGTCGTAGGCGCAGACGTCGATCTGCTGCGGAATGCCCATCACGGTGACCTCGATCCGGTCCGTCGCGCGGGCATCGCAGCAGGCGCAGACCCGGCCCTGCGACGGTGGCGCCGTGCTGGGCGCCTCAGCGGTTCGTTGCATCGGTTCCCTCCTCGATTCCTGTGGCGCCCACCGGCGGGCGGGCGGTGACTCGCTTCGTGACTGCCATCGACTGGCGCAGGAGAGCGTCGTTCCGCCGGCACCGCGGGCACGACTCGCTCGTGTCGGCGTGCTCCTCCGTGACGGCCGCCTCCATCCCCCGCACCGCGAACTCCCGCACCAGGTCGCACATCTCGGCCATCAACGTAGGCCAGCCGTACTTCTTCCCGAGCGCCCGCAGGTCGGCGCGGATCCCCGCCGGCGCGGTCACCTCCAGGTGAGCGAGCCGGAGTCCGCGCGCGTCGTCCAGTAGGTGACCCTCAGCTCGCGTCCCGCGCCCAGCAGCACCGTCGGCGTGGCGTGCCCAGCCGCGGCCCCCTCCGGGTCGGCCGGGGACACGATCAGCCCAGCGGGCCGCTGGGTGCCGACCGCCACCACGCCGATCGGCGTGGCGAAGCCCAGCGCACCGTGCAGGTCAGAGAACGTCCTGGAGTCGATCGTGAACATGCTCAGCTCCCCAGTAAGAGGAGCCGGCGCCACCAGGAGCGCCGCGGCGGGGGAGCGGGCTCGCGCCCCCGGAACGCCTGGTAGAACTCGCACGAGACGTGGTGGCCGGTCCCGAGGCTGTCCATCGAGCGCTGGCGCGCGGGGTGGCAGTTGGGCCGATACGGGCAGCCGCGGCAGGCTCGCGTCGGGAGGTACAGCACCTCCCCGGTGGGGGAGGTGCTGCCGCTTTGGGGGGTCGCGGCGCGCATCAGAAGCCCAGCTCCTGGAGGGTGGCCGAGTCGGTGAGCCACACCGCCTCCACGTCGTCCGCGGTGACCCGCGCGTTCCCGCGGCGCGCGGCGACGTTCATGGCCGCCACCGCCGCGTTGTTGATGATCTGCGGGAGCTGCTGGTCCTTCACGGCAAGCCGCGTCTCCAGGGCCTCCACGGCGGTGGGCTCCCACACCTCGTGCAGTTGCCGCCCGACCCATTCGAAGCGCCGGGCGAGGTACGCCCCGGTCTCCCCCCTCATCGGCTTCATGATCTTCAGCTCGCAGCGGATGATCACCTCGCGGAGCCGGAAGTTGGCGGCGTCGTGGAAGCGGACAGCGAGCTCCTCGCGGCCGATCAGGATGATGCCGAGCAGCTTCGCGAACCCGTCGCGCAGCTCCCAGAAGCGCTTCAGGTCCAGCACGGTGCTGGTGGGGAGCTCGTGCGCCTCATCGATCACCAGGCACACCCGCTCGCCGACCGCGTAGCGGTGCCGGAGCACCTGGGCGGCGACGGCGTCGCGCTCGTTGGCCGTCCGCGGGAGCTTCTCCCCGCTCAGCTGGCGGATGATCTCGGCGGCGATGTGCACCGCCGACATCTTGCGCCGCTCGATGTTGGCCGGGCGCACCATGGTCACCGTGTAGCGCTCGCTCGCGGCGCGGACGGCCCGCTCCAGGAGCGTGGACTTGCCCGACCCGGCCGGGCCACTCAGCGCGAAGAAGCCCTGGTGGGTGATCACCTGCTGCATCCGGGTCTCGATGAAGCGCGCGTCCATCGACAGGTGCAGCTCATCCAGGCGATCCCCCCCGTCCGGCTTCTGCATCGCCGCGGGATCGAACGGGTTCATGAACAGCTCCCAGGCGCGCTGCGCAGCCAGGGAAAGCGACTGCATTTGCATGAAGGCCTCTCCTTCCTCGATGTCGGCGGCGGCCTCGGCCCCCGCCGGAGAATCGTTGACCCGCCGCCAGAGATCGGCGGGGATGGATACGTTGTGCTCCCGGAGCACGCGCTCGACGGTCTGGCGCCCGCCGGCGGGCTCCGGGTCCAGCTCGTCGCGGAGGAAGCGAGACCACGTGGTCCGGCTGTAGCCGCCTGCCGCCACGAAGGCGGCAAGGCGGATCCCTGCCTGGGTGATCACGTGGTGCGCTCGGAAGACCATCAGGATCCTCCCCGCACCGGCGTTCCCGAGACGTCCAGGAGCACGCTGGCGCTCCAGCAGCCCCGCTCGTCCAGCTCGACCGAGGCCTGCATTTGGACGATGGCCCCCTTGGGCGCGCGCGGGACGATCTTGTTCACGGAGGTCCCGATCGCCTCGGCGAGGGTGGCGAGCTGCTCCTCCCCACGGGCACGGGCCGCCGCGGCGGTCTCGGTGACCTTCGCCCGGAGCGCCTTGGGGAACTCGCCCTTTCGGCCGCCCGCGGTGATCGAGATCGACTTCATGCGCCTCCGTCCGTCAGGTAGAACGTGGGCTCGTCGCACCCGCTGCGGCGGTCCACCACCATGCGCCGCAGCTGGCCTTCGAACTGCGCCCGGTGGAGCGCTGCCTGCTCTTCGAACTTCGCCCGGAGCTCGCCCGCGGCACGGGCGCAGAGCGGGCAGACGCTGCCTCCCACGTTCTTCACCCACTTGAGCTGGGCGAGGGCCGTCTCGCCCCCGCACGCGTCGCACGGCCCCGACTTGGGGGTGATGAGGTTGACGGTGCCGCCGCCCGCCGCCGCGGCCTCGGCGATCCGCTCCAGCACGGCGGGGTTGCCGCCCTGGATGATGATTCGGGTGTCGCGCATCAGAACTTCTCCGTCAGGGGTGACTCGATGGGGTCCCGCTCGATGCGGGTGCCTTCTACGGCGACGGTCACACGGTGCGCGCCGCTCAGCGGGTAGATGACACCCACCATCTGGAACGCGAGTCCCGACCAGGGCCGGTGCGGCGGCAACTGGTACGTGTGGCCATTAACCCGCACCTTGAGATTGCGGCTCACCACCCGAATCACTCCCATGTGGGTATGAGGGCGGAAGAACGGGCTGTTGGTGAGTGCCGGCTTTTCAGTGTCCATGCTCATCACTGTGCTGAGGGGTGACTCTCGATGGGGTTCAGCTCGATGCTCTCGCCCGGCACCCGGACGGTGATCCGCTCCGGTGCGCCGAGGTGGTGGGTGATCGCTACAGACCGGCCGGTCAGGCCGGAGAAAGGGGGCCGGGAGGGGAGCTGGTAGCTGCGCCCGTCAAAACCGATGACCAGGCCGTGGCCGACGTAGCCGACCGTGACGACGAGGCCGGTGGCCAGCTCGCGGCACCACGCCGCGCCGTCGTATGGCTCCGCGGAGCCGGCGGGGCGCTCGGCCGCGCGGGCGGCCGCGACGGCCTCCTGGACCCAGCTGTCCACCTCGACGCAGGTGGCGTCCGGGTCGCGCGCGATCAGGGGGAGCACGTGCAGCAGGATGCCGCGGAAGCCGTCGTGCAGAAGCCTGTCTGCGCGCCGGTCGAACGCGCATACGTAGTCCATCCCCATCGCCCTCACCCGGCCCTCGCCCTCCTTGTTGAAGCCGATGCTCGTGAGCAGCCGCGAGGGCAGCGGCAGGCCGCCGGTGCGGCGCCCTTCGAGCGCTCCAGCGACGGTGTCGAGGCACTCCTCCATGGTGAACGACTCGGTGGCGCGGGCGGCGGTCAGCTCCCCGTCGCCGGCCACCACCAGGTCCACGGAGAACCGGCGGTGCGGGTCAGGGAGGAGGACGTAGTCGAGGAGCCAGGTGAGGGCGTCCACGGCGCTACACCGCGCTCGCGAGCGTCTCGGCCGAGATGATCGCGCCGACCAACCGGCGGTTGAGCTCGCGCGTGTCGGCGGCCAGCGGAAGCGCCTCGGGGAGCACGACGGTGCAGAACCGGTCGAGCACCCGCTCCGTCACCTGGTGGACCGCCGTGGGGTGGAGGCGCTGGAGGCACAGCCCCCGCGCCAGCACGTAGGACGCGAACTCCCGGCTGGTCACCGCGACGCTGCGGTCGGTGACAAGCGTGGACGGCAGGGGGATCCCGGTCTGGGTGCGGGCGTCCAGGGCGGCGCCCAAGGTGTTGATCGCTGTCTGCGCGGTGCAGTCCGCGGTCAGCCAGGCGAAGACGATCCGCCCCGTGCCGGACACCACCACGTGCAGCCACCGCGCGCCCGCGGGCAGGCGCAGGTGCGACGGGAGGACGGCCGAGTCCAGGAACCAGTTGCGGGAGTCGATCATGTCAAAGAAGGGCATGGCGGCCTCCTAAGCGCGCTCGGCGCGCAGCGGGGTGATGGCCGCACCGGGAGTGGTGCGGTCGGTGATGAACTGCCGGAGGTCAGACTCGGGGATCTCGCCGCGGCCGCCGAAGAGCGCGTCCAGCAGTGCGCGCTCCGCGGGGGTGGGGGGCGTGGCGACGGCGCCGGCGGCCTGGAGGCGGTCGACGGCGGGCCCACGCTTGACCATCCGCACGTCCAGCTGCTCCGCGGTGAGCGGGTGCGGGACGACGGCCGGGCGGATCGGGTAGGTGCGCTGGTCCCGCTCGTTGCGGAACCCGCGCACCAGATGGGGATCGAGCGGCTTGAGCAGCTCGGGCCTGAGCAGCTCCTTCTTGAGCAGCACGGAGCCGGGCGTCTCGGACCCCTTGAAGTCGCCGGCCGCGTCGGGCAGCGCCGTGACGGCGGCGATCTCGTGCTCCTCGCCCGCGAGCACGACGGTGATGACGCCCTCGCCCTCGCGGTACCGCACCTCCACTTTGCGGCCGATGTGATCCACGAACGGGCGCCGGTGGGGCAGCTGGTACTTCGTGCTGTCCAGGTGGATCTCGACGCCGCTGGTGATCACGCGCTCCACGCTGTGGAAGCGCAGACGCCGCAGCAGCTCCTCGGCGGGCAGCTGGATGACCTGGTCGGCCTCCAGCCAGCGCTCGAAGGGCACGCACCGGGTCCCGGAGTGGATCCGGTTGTTGAGCCACACCAGGTGCTCCAGCAGCGCCGCGTTCATCGCGTCGATGCTGGGGAACCGGCTCCACCGGGTGACCTTTTCGAAGCCCTGCACCAGCACGCCCAGGGTCCTCTCGACCTTGCCCTTGGCCTGCGCGTTGGTCCACGCCGCGGTGGACGGGAGCGCCAGCAGCCGCTCGACCTGGAGCGCTTGCAGCGTCTTCGTCATCACCGCGCTCTTCATCGCCGCATCCTGATCGGAATAGATCCGCTGCGGCACCCCGAAGGCGGGCCAGCGCGCGGGGTCGGCGAAGCCGGCCATGCAGCGGAAGAGGACGTCCTGCCAGGCGAACGCGTCGTTGCCGGTGTAGAAGCGCGCCCACCGGACGCGGGTGTAGTCGTCCACCACGCCGATCAGCCAAACCCGCGAGCGCTGATTCCCCTCCTTGTTCTTGTTCTTGAGGTGCGGCTGCTCGTAGCCGATGCTGCGGTCCGTGTCGACGTAGTACTGCGCGGCGCAGGTGGAATCGATCTGCCAGAGGTAGCCGGGGTGGGGCGCCTCCCACCGGCGGTGCGGCCGCAGGTCCTGGGTGTTGTCGCGCCGGCTGACGCCGCGCTCCCGGAGGTGGCGCCTCAGCGTCTCGGGGTGGATCTCCAGCTCAGCCAGGCCGGCCGCGGCGCGGTTCGCGTTCAGCGTGTCGATCGCGAGCTGCGCATCGTAGTCGTACTGCACCACCATCGCCCCCAGCACGCGGAAGTCATCCTCGCTCAGCGCCCGCATGCCGCCCGCGTCGCTGCGCCGCTTCCGCGCGGGCGTCACGTTGGCGACGGCGCGGTAGATCGTGCTGGTGTGTACGTTCAGGAGGCGGGCGCGCTCCTCCGCCCACGCGCTCCTGGGTCCCGACCACGAGGCGGCCTCGCGGCGGAGTTCTTCAATCTGGTCCGGCGACAGCGTGGAGCGTGGGGGCATGGGGTCAGCGGGGCGGGCTGGGGATGACGGTCAGCCAGCTTCCGTGCCGGTGGGCGAGCCAGGTGAAGCTCGGGCAGCGGATCGCCAGCGAGGCGGGGACAGCGAGGGTGATCCAGCGGGCGTTGCGACGGCCGCAGCACATGGCGCTACGCATCTTCGGCCTCCTCCAGCGCGCGGGCCGCCTCCTCCAGTGCGTCCGTGTCCAGCAGGTCCGTGTTGGGCGGGGCGACCTCGTAGCCGCCGCCGTACTGCGCCAGCTCGCTCATCATCGGGGCGAGCCGCCGGTAGATGCGCAGCACCATCGCCGGGTCCGGCTGCTCGGTGTGCATCAGCTCCAGCAGCCCGGACAGCGACAGCTCCACCTCGGCCCCGGCGCGGGCGACAGGGTGGAGCTGGAGGTCGAGCGCCACCTGGGGCGCGCGCTTCAACTCCTTGACTTCCTTCTTCAGCTGGGTGACCGCGTCGTCCCGACTGCGGAGCTGCTCCTCACCGCGGGCGAGGGTCTCGCGCAGCTCCTGCTGCCCGATCAGCAGGTCCTCCAGGAGCTCCCGCACCTCCTCGCGGTGGTCCAGGGACACACGGCGGTCGCCGAGCTCCAGCTCTCCGCTCGGGAGCAGCGCCGGGCGGGCGTCCTCCGGGATCTTCCGCAGCGCGCGCAGATCGTTGCGGCCGAGACCGGCGAGCTCCGCCGCGACGAAGAGCTGCTCTCCGAGCGCACTGAAGCTCAGCAGCTCCTCCTCGACGGCGTTGGAGGATCGGCCGAGCACGTCCCGGCAGTAGCCCTCCCAGGTGTAGCCGAGCTGCCGATACGTGCGGTCCTCGCGCAGGCGCTGGATCGCGACCAGCTCCTGCGCTCTGGCCGTCAGGCTCGCGAGGCGGAGCCCGACGGGGGCGCCCAGCGCCCTCACCGCCTCGTCTCGCCCGGTAGAATGGCCGCCGTTTGCGGCCTCTTCGACTGCGCTCACCGCGTGGTTCCTCACTTTCTCAGGCTGGAATAGCCGCCGGGGCGGCTATCGGGTGACGGGCACGAGCGCCCGGTGCCGCATGGGGATCGCCCCCAGACCGGCTCGTAGCCGGCCACGTACTCCATTGCTCTGATCTCCTGATCAAGCGACTGGAGGTCGCGCTGCCGACGTAGCTCGTGTCGCTGAACCGAGCTCCCCGGAGGTAGCGGCAGGTCCCTCCACACGATCTCGGAGCGGTACCTCCGGAGGCTCAGGAGGGCCCCGAAACGCCTTTTTGGAGTGGCTCGGGGACGTGCTTCAGCAGATCGGGCATGGCTACGCCACCTCCTTCCGCTCGGCGGTGATCGAGGCACGGAGCACCGCAGCAGCGCGCCGGGCGGCACGCTCGCACTCCTCCAGCTCCCGGAGCACGGACTCGGCGTCACAGCCGCCAGTGAGCATGCCCTGCCGGAGCGCCTCGCCGACCGCCACGACGGCGTCCATGGCCTCGCGAGTGATCTCCGGGTGCAGCGTGACCACCGTGTCCATCACGCGGAGCGCGCGGCCCCGCTCCGCCAGGGCAGCGGCGTTGCCCGCGGCGAAGCGCTGGACGATCTGCTCGGCCACGTCGGGGTGGTGGTGGCGAGCGTGCTCCAGGACCGCATCCATCTTGTCGATCGGATTGGGGCGGCCGGACCCCACGGGGGCAGCGGGGGCGCCGAAGGCGTACATCAGGGACTCGCTGGCGATGCCGAGCTGCCGACCAAGGCGCGCGCGCTCGACGCGGTTCGGCGCTACGCGGCGCATCAGCTCGTGGCTGGGGAGGGCGGTGACGGCGGCTGCTGGTTTCGGTTGCATGACCCACCTCCATGGGGTTGCGGAACTCTGGTGGCGTGATCCCGCAGGGCATCCACGGGCACTATGAAGGGCGACGGCCGTTCTGGCCGTCGCCCGATCAGCGCGAGCGGGCGCTGGTGTCCTTCCAGAACTCGGGGAGCGCGACCCCGACTATCCGCGCCCGGTCCCTCAGCACACGCTTGATGGCCAGCCGAGTGCCCGAGTTCTTCAGCCGTCCACGGAAGTAGTACGTGACAGTGTTCGGCGCCTTGCCGATGGCGCGGGCCACGTCGATGGGCCTCAGGCCGAGATCGACAAGCAGCTTCTTGAAATCGCCTTCGGTGAAGTGCATTATGTGTTCGGGTGTAGTGAAAGATTTAACCATCGCTGTAAGGTTACAGCATGGGCACCCGCCTGTCAAGCAACTTTCTGTAAGGTTACAGGTGACCGACGCTCCTCCCTGGACTGGGCTGCGCCAACGACTACAGAAGCGTGTGGAGGAGTCGCGCAAATCTCCCGAGCTGCTTGCTCGCGAGATCGGTATCTCTCGGCCAGCGCTACTAAGTCTGTTGGACGGGTCGACTGCAGAGCCGCGCCAGAAAACACGGGAGCAAGTCGCTAGGTGGTTGGATGGGGGCTCTTCTTCCGAAACGGCCGAACAGCAAGTTTACAGAACTACCGACAGGAAGGGTGTAGGAAAGGTATCAGAAGCTACAGCGGGGTATCGCCCGGAGCGGTCGCCCGAGGAGGACCTGCTCGATTTCTTTGGGAGCCATAATCCGCGATTGCAGCGGATGATGGAGGTGCTGATTGGGAATGTGAGTGGGGAGGAGCGAAGGATTGTGGCGCTGGCGTTGATCACCGCAGTCAAGAAAACGGCGATAGATCTGCGTCGGCCAATACCACCAGAGCTCTACGATCTGGAGCGCCGGTTCGTGGAGGTCCCGGAGGAAGGCGAATGACGCTGATGAGCCAGCCGAGACGGATCCCGTGGAGCGATCGGGATGACGCGCTGCTCGCCCGTGCCTACGGTGTGCGCCGCACGGCAATTATCGCCCGTCACCTGGGACGCACGGTGGCGGCGCTCAACGAACGGGCCCGGGTGCTCAAGCTGGCGGTGCTGCCGCGGTGGACTGCTGAGCAGGACAGCGTGTTGGTCGAGCAGCGAGGGAGGCTGACTGCGAAGGAGATCGGCCGCGGTCTGGGTCGCTCCGCGCAGGCTGTGCAGGCCCGAATGCAGGTCTTGGAGCTGACCGCCGAGTACCACTGGAGCGAGCCCGCGGAGCGCCTCCTGGTGGATCGCTGGCCGCATGCCTCGATGCCGGAGATCGCCGCCGAGCTGGGATGCTCACCGGATCGGGTGCGCAACAAGGCGAGGGCGCTGGGACTCAGGAAGCGGCCGGTGCTTTCAGCTGAGGCCGAGGCGGTGCTGTGGGAGATGCGGGAGGTGGACGGGGTGGTACAGTGGTTCGCGACCGAGTTTCGAGTGGACGCCCGGGTTGTAGCGCGACGCATGCGCGAGATGGAAGCCGCAGGGGGCGCTCCCGGCCTATCACCAGCTGCTTGAGCCCATGGCCGTTGCGATCTGCCGAGAGTGTGGGGGCGCAGTCAGTACGCGGGATCCCAGGTGTAGCCACTGCGGTGCAGCGGACCCCGCCGGCGTGGGGAGTCTCGCAGCTGCCGGGGCGACCCCCATCCCAGGGACCCCGCGCCTGGCACCATGCCGCGTGTGCCGGCACCAGGTGAGCACTGATGCGCTGACCTGCCCGCAGTGCGGGGCTCCGGATCCTTCCGGCGAGAGGTCCCGCGCCGTGCAAGCGGCCGCTGCTACAGCACAGCAGCAAAAGAGCAATGCCGCGAAGGGGTGCGGGATCGGCTGCCTCGGGCTGCTTGGGGTGATGGTGTTGTTCGCTGCCTTGGGGGGAGGCGATGATTCTGCGGGCGGATCGAGTGCGGAGGCTCGAATCAATGGCACCGCGGTCGGAGCATGGGTGGCGTGCCAGGACTTCGTGAGCCGACGGCTTAAAGCCCCCGGCACGGCTGACTTCCCGGGTGTCTACTCCGATCACGTGGCTCACGTTGGCAGCGGCAGGTACCAAGTGAGAGCCTCTGTGGACGCGGAAAACTCTTTCGGTGCAAAGCTCCGGAGCAACTTCGACTGCACCGTTCAATACCAGGCGAGCGATGAAAGCTGGGGACTCGTGAGTCTCCAAATGGAGTAGGAGGCGAAGCGCCTGGACAACGGCGCCACCTCAGGCGCGCCGAGACAATACCTTGGGGCCGTGCTGCTGACGCAGCACGGCCCCGTCTGCATTCCGGCCTGAAGTCTCCCCCCGACATACGACGCGATGTCCACCAGCTGCTACCCGGCTGGGTGCTCTCCTCTGCACCCTGCAACCGCGATGTCGGCGGTTCACGCGAAAGAGCATTCTGGCACTCGGGTGCGGCAGCTGAACGTCGCGACGCTGGTGACGTGCCCGGGGAAACTCCGCTTGGACACCACGGCCGATCTGGCGGCCCTCCTGCGGCAGGACACCGGCTTCTTCTTCCCGGGCAGGCCGCTTGAGGAGCGCGATCTGGGCGAGATGTGGGCCGCTGTCCGGGACCTGGTGCTCGCGCCCACCCTCGTGCGGCTGGCGTGGTGGAGCCCGGGGCCGGCGGAGCGGATGGAACTCTCGGAGGAGATCGTCTGGGAGCTGCTCCAGGAAGCTGGCGGTGCCAGGGCCCTCCGGACGGTGCTGGTGCGCGAGGTGTCGCGGGTGCTGCCCCGCCCCGTCGCGTTCGTGCTGGTGCAGCTGAGTGTGCGCGAGAGCGTGGCGCGCCTGATCGTCCGCCTCTTCCTGGAACTGGCCGCCCGCGAGATGTGTGAGATTCGCCCCCCTGCCGAGGACCCCGCCGCCGGGACCTCTCCCCCCGTTCCCGCCCTGGAGCCCTCGTGAACGAGAACGCCACCCTGCGCAAGCTGCGCGAGGAGCTGTTCGCGCTGGAGGACGGCGCGCGCGCCCTGATCCGCCGGATCTGCGCGCAGATCGACGGAGACACCCGCGACGAGCACCGAATGGTGTCGGCGAAGCTGGAGCTGTTCGTCAACAGCGCCGATGACCTGATCCACTACGACCCTTCCGCGCGCAGCCCGCACGAAGCCGACCTCCGGGAGCTGCGCAGCCGTACCGACGAGCTGATCCTCCGGCGGGTAGAGCTTGACCGGACGCTGCGGGACTCGCGCCGCCGGGAGCTGGAGACCGCGGAGGACGTGCGGATCGCGCGGGCGCAGCGGCACGCCGAGGAGGTCAGGGTGGAGCTGGGACAGATCGGGATCGTCGGCGGGGGCACGTGACTCCGGAGACGGAATGGCCCCGCGACGTTGTGCAACCGGGTAGGCGGCGCGATCCCCGCCGACCCGCGGCAGGACGACACCCCCGGAGTAGATCGGGGCTTGTGGGGCGATTCTGAGGGGGCGGCGCGCGGGGGGCCGCGGGCGGCCCCACCGGCTATCTTGGAGACGCGGGGCCGCCCGGTCCCGCTATCCACCCTCCCCATCTCAGGAGCCCGCTACCATGAAAGCAACTCGCACCGTCGCCGTCGCCCTGCTGATCTGCGCCGCCGTGGCGGCGGCCTGTTCCGACTCCACCGCGCCGGACACCGCCGCACCTGGCGACCGGCGCAATGAGAACAGCGGCCTGTTCGGCTCCGGGCACAAGAACGAACCCGACAGCACCACGTCGAACGGAGCCGCGGCACCGGATTCCACGAAGGCGTAGGACGAAAAGGCGGCGGGGGCGCATCGCGCCCCCGCCGCCTGAATGCCCGCCCCCGGCTTTCCGCCAGCTACCGCAGCGCCCTGACGATCTCGCGGGTCAGGAGCGGCCCCGTCCACGTCTCCGGCTGCGCGCCCGCCACCACCTCCCCGGCGTGCGCCCCGCCCGCCACGGCACCCGGCGCTAGGCCGATGCGGGCCATCCTCACCAGCGCCTCGGCAGAGAGCGAGACTTTCCCCTCCCCCCGGATCTGCGCAATCCCGAGCGCGGCTTCGGCCAGCACACGGCAGTCATGCCAGTCCCGAAGCGCCTCCGCTCCGCGCGCCGCGTCCAGCAGCGCCGTTGCCGCGTGCTCCGCGTTCCCATGCTCCCGCACGATGTCCCACACGGCGCCGCGAGCCTGCCGGTACAGCTCCCGCCGTCCCGCCCCGGCCGCCGTTCGCGCCAGCCCCCCCCATACGAGAAGCTGGTCGGTCGGCTTCTGGAAGTGGGAGAGCAGGGCCTTGAGGATCTGTATGGACGCCGTGTTGTGGCCCCGGAGCATGTAGAACCAGGCGACGTCATGCGCAAAGTACGGCATGCGCGGGTGCGTCGGTCCGTACACCTCGAAAGCGGCCTTGTAGTACGTCTCCGCCTGTTGGAAGTCGTCCATCTCCACCGACAGGGCAAAGAGGTTGTGCAGCGCCGACGCCTGGAAGTCGCGCAAGCCCAGCAGCCGCGCCCGGCGAAGGCACTGCGCCTGCCGCCGCCACGCCTTTGGGTAGTTGCCACGCTGCCAGTGCAGATTGCCGAGCGCAGCCAGCGACGTGCAGTAGGTCCGCCAGTCCCCCGCGCGCCGGGCGAGTACGTTGGCCCACCCGAGCCACGCTTCGGCCCGCCCGTAGTCGGCTGCGCGCCGCGCGAACTGGCCGACCCGCACGGCGAGCGCCCCGTCCGAAGGGAAGAGGCGGGCGGCAATCTCCGCGAACGCCCCCGCTGTCCGCAGGTGCCCCCGGTGCTCCGCCCACTCGCACACCTGCCCCGAAGCCTCCAGCAGCTCCGCCGGGTCGGTCTCGCGGGGCTTCCGCACCATCCGCACGAAGGGATGGAGCGCCCCCCGCAGCCCGCGGTATCCGTCCAGGCGGGGCAGTCGCGCCCGCGGTGCGAAGATCCCAGCCCGCTCCCCCGGTGCGGCGGTCGCCCACAGGAGCCCGTCCCGCGCCGCCTGGAACAGCACCACCCCCAACGGCTCCGCCACCTCTTCAAGAATTGCCGAGCCGTCAAAGCTCCCCGCGACGGGCGGCGGCCCGGAGCTGCGCACGTAGAGGGCGCGGGCGTCAGGAGAGCCGCCGCCCGTGGACGGGGTGTTGTTGGATTGGTCCATGTGACCGCTCATTGTCGGAAGAGTGCAAGGCGGGGAACCGGCAGGCTCACGGAGTATAGATTCAGCCACCGCGGCCCGCCAGTCCCACGAAATTAGCCAGCCCTGCCCAAGTACCGCTCCCGCTGCCGCCGCTCCGCCGCCCGTTCCTCTTCCGCCCGAACCGCCGCGTTCCAGGCGTGCGGGGAGAAGAATTCGCCGGGGATCTGGAACGGGCCGGGGGCTACGCCCCCGGCTTTGGTGACTTGGGCTTTCATGACCACGCGAACCGCCCGGCGCATTGCCGCGTGGATCTGCCGGGGCGTCACCGGCCCCCCCGCGGGGCCGGGCGCGGCGCCGCCAGCGGGCGCCCGTCGCGCTCGCGGTTGGCCTGAATCCAGAGCGTGCAGGCGATGGCCCGCTCTGCCTCGCTGGGCTCCCGGCCGAACTGCCGCTGGAAGTCGCCCACGATCCGCACCGCGGCTTCCAGCGCGGTCCAGTATTCGTTTTCCAGGCTGGACGGCGCAGGGGCCGCCGCGCCCGCGGGAGACTCGCCCGGCCCGGCCGCGCCCGCGTCCATCCGGCGCGCCGTGGGGGTGCGCTGCGGGGCCATGCGCAGCACTTCAAGCGTGGCAGCGTCCCGGCTCCCGGCGGCCTGCACTTCCACCCAGGTGTTCAGCGGGAGCGAGGCAAGCCGCTCGCGGATCGTGTCGTTCTCGACCGTCAGGCGATACTCCGCCGTGTCGCCGCGGACCTGGAAGGGGGCAAAGGCGGGCTTGTCCTTGAACTTGCTTGGGATCACACCGGCCGTCAGGCGGATGCAGAGCGGGCCGCGCCCGACGAGCTGAGAGTGATAGACGCTTGCCTTGGGGAACGCGGGGGCCAGCGCGGCGGCGGCGGCGGCGGCAGTGGCGGCGTCTGCGGCACGTACCATGTTCGGTCTCCTGACCTTGACCCGAGCCGCGGCAGGGGGCACCTTTTCGGTGCGGCCTTCGGGTCGCGTTGGGGGCAAGGCTGGCCGTGACATCTTGGCGGGTGTGCGGTCAGCCTTGCTGTTTCCCCTGCCTGTATATAAGATAATAGACAGGGACCCCGCCGTCAACCCTAGCATATACAATTCCGATGGACTTCAAGGCCGCATCCGCAGAGCTGAAGCGGTGCACCACAGACCAAGAAATCGCGGACGCCGCCGGGGTGTCGCTCCAGCTCATTCGACAGGCGAAACTACCCCCCGACAACCCCAGCCGCCGAGACCCCCCGGCCAACTGGCGCAAGGTTCTTTCTGACCTGGCCCGGACCCGCGCCGCCGACCTACAGAAGCTCGCCCGCACCCTCTCCGACTAGCGGCACCCCCCCCGGCTTGTATATGCGGGGGCTGACAACGCCCCGCCCGTCTATTATGATATATACAAGCAGGGGAGACACCCCCAGCCGCCGGACCCGAACCGCCCCCGTGACCCGATGCGCCGCAGCTTCAAGTACAAGGTTGCTCGAATGAGCCCTTCGACTCTCCGCAACGCGGAGCGCCAGCTTGAGCTACTGCGCCAGCTCTACAACGCTGCGCTTCAGGAGCGACGGGATGCGTGGGCCAAGAGCCGAGTGACTGTCACCTACGCCGGTCAGACGGCCCAGATCACGGAGATTCGGCGCGCCGATCCCGAGTACCGCGCCCTGGATTGCCAGGCGACCCACGCCGCGCTCCGCTATCTCGACCGGGCCTTCAAGGCGTTCTTCGAACGTGCCCAGCGGGGCGAGGCGCCCGGCTATCCCCGCTTCAAAGGCAAGGGCCGGTATGACTCCACCACGTACCGGCAGACCGGGTGGACCCTAGAAGGGCGGCGGCTCACGCTGGCGGGCATTGGTACGCTCCGCCTGTTCCTCTCCCGTCCGGTGGAAGGGAAGGTGAAGAGCGTCACACTCAAGCGGGATCGGTGCGGGGACTGGTGGGTCACGTTCTGTTGCGACGGGGTGGAGCCGCGCCCGCTCCCCGCGACGGGTGCCGCCGCCGGGCTCGACCTCGGGCTTGCGTCGTTCCTCGCCACGTCGGATGGGGACACGGTGGAGAATCCCAGGTTCGCGCAGCACGCCGCCGCTCGGCTGGCCTGTGCAAACCGGCGGATGAGGAAGGCGAAGCTAGGTGGGGCCCGCTTCCGCGCGCGGGTCCGGACGCTGGCGCGGGTGCACCGCTACGTGCGGAGCGCCCGGCGTGACTTCCACTTCAAGACCGCACGCGATCTTGTGCGGCGCTACGATTTCCTTGCCGTTGAAGCGCTGAACTTCCGCGGCCTCTCCCGCGGCATGCTCCGCAAGAGCGTGTATGACGCCGGGTGGTGCCAGTTCCTCGAAATCCTGCGTGGCAAGGCTGAAAGCGCCGGCCGCGTGGTGGTGGCGGTGAACCCTGGCGGAACGTCTCAGATGTGCTCCGGCTGCGGATACGCGCCCGCGAAGCGCAAGACGCTCAAGGTGCGCGTCCACCAGTGTGAGGAGTGCGGGCTCCGGCTGGACCGCGACGTGAACGCGGCCCGCAATATTCTCGCGTTGGCAAAGAGGGGCGGGGAACGCCCTGCGGCGAGCTGTCCGGCCAGTAAGGCGGCGGCGTAGACCCGCGAGCCGCCTCTCAAGGGCGGGTTCCAACACGCGATGAGTGTCTCAAGGGGGCGAATTCCGGTCCCCGAAATCGCGCCACAAGCCCCGATCTGCTCCGGGGGTGTCGTCCCGCCGCGGGTCGGCGGGGATCGTGCCCCCAACCCCGTTGCGCAACGTCGCGGGGCGGGTCTACGGCCCGCCTGCGGCCCTCGCCTCCGGCATCCCCAGCCGGTTGCGGCCTGCCGCCGCCCCTCCCCGCCGTCGCCTGGACAGGCGCGCCACGCCGCCGCTTCCGCGCGCGTACCTTCCACCGGTCGCGCGCCCCCGCGGGCGCCGCCTCCCCGCCGCCCGCGGGGCTCCGCACTTCCCCCGCTCCCCGGCGCGCCGTGACCAAGGTTACGAACGAAATAGAAATCGTCGTCACGTCGCGTGGCGCCCCCGAAGTGGTCGCCGCCTACACCGCGATCCGCACCGCACAGACGGAGCTGACCGCCGCCACCAGCGGCGCCGCGGGCGCCGACTTCGGCCCGCTCGCGGTCGATGCCGCGGAGCTGGACGCGGCGGGCCGCGCAATGCGGGAGCTGGCGGGGTCGGTTCAGGTGGTGGCCGCCGCCGCGGACGGCGCCGCCACCGCGGGGCTCCGGGACGACCTGTCCGCGCTGGGGCCCGCCGGGCGCACGGGCGCCGCCGGGGTGGTGGAAGTCTCGCGCGTCGCCGGTGCGGCCGGGGAGCGGGTCGTCGGCCTGGACGGGCGGGTGCGGGACGCGCGGGGCCGGTTCATCGCGCTGGGCGACGGCGCCCGCACCGCGGCCCGCGGGGTGGAGGCGGCGGGGGACGCATCGGAGACGGCGGGCCGGAAGGTGGCGGGGCTCGCGGAACGTGCCGACCGCGCCGCGGACCGCCTGGAACAGATCGGCGGCACGCTCTCCACCCGCGTCACGCTCCCGCTGGTGGCGGCGGGGGGCGCGGCGGTCCACATGGCGACCGACTTCGACAGCTCCATGACCCGCATCGAAACCCTGGTGGGGGTGTCGCGGGATCAGGTAGACGCATGGCGGGCCGCCGTGGTGGAGATGGCCCCGGAGCTGGGCGCCTTGCCCGCGGAGCTGGCGCGCGGGCTGTTCACCGTCACCAGCGGCGGCGAGCGGGGCGCGGAAGCCCTGGACGTGCTGTCCGACGCCGCAAAGGCGTCCGCGCTGGGGCTGGGCGAGGTGAACACCATCGCGGGCACCACGACAGCGGCGATGCAGGCGTATGCCGCGTCGAACCTGTCCGCGCGCCGCGCAACCGAAATCATGGTGGCGACGGCGCGGGAAGGAAATTTCGAGGTGTCGCAGCTCGCCGGGAGCCTGGGGCAAGTCCTCCCGGTCGCCGCGTCTATGGGGGTCTCCTTTGAAGAGGTGGGGTCGTTCATCGCCTCTTTCTCGCGCGTCAACCGGGATGCGTCCGCGTCCGTGACGGGGCTCCGGTCGTACCTGCAAACCCTGCTCAACCCGTCGGACGATGCCGAAAAGGTGCTCCGTAAGGTCGGTCTGTCGGCGGCGGCGCTGCGGGAGGAAGTGCGCGAAAAGGGCCTGTCCCAAAGCCTGCTGGAGCTGACGGCCCGCTTCAAAGGCAACGAGGATGCGCTTGCGCGGGTGATTCCGAACGTGGAAGGGCTGGTCGGCGTGCTGGGGACGGCCGGGCTGCAAGGGGAGGAGTTTGCCAAGGTCGCCGCCAGCATCCAGGGCTCCGCGGGCATCCTCGACGCCGCCTTCAAGCGCCTACAGGAGACGGACGGGTATCAGTTCAAGCAGGCCGCGTCGGAAGCCGCGGTGCTGGCGGTGGAGCTGGGCGCGGAGCTGGCGCCCGCCCTGGTGGACGTGCTGGAAGCGTCCCGCCCCGTGGTGGAAATCGCGCGCGGCGCCGTGGGCGTGTTCACCGAGCTGCCGGGGCCGGTCCAGACGACGGTGCTGGTGCTGGGCGGGATCGTAACCGTTGCGGGGCCCGCCGCCGCGGGGCTCGCCTCCGTGGCCCATGCGACGGTAGCGGTGCGGTCCGCGGCCGTCGCCACGTCAACGGCCGTGTTCGGGGTGGCGACGGCCGCGCGCGGGCTGCTGCTGATCGTTGGGATCGGCGCGCCGCTTGTGGTTGGGTTGACCGCCGTGGCATCTGCGTTCGCGCACGCGGGCGACAGCGCAGAGGACGCCGCCCGCCGGGCGCAGGGTGCCGCCGCAGACTTCCGGGTGGCGCTGCGGGACATGAGCCTTGGGGGGGTGCAGCAGGCGCAGCTCGACGCGGAGCTGGAGATAGAGGAGCTAGAGGGCAGGCGGGCGAAGCTGGCGGCGGACGCCGCCCGCGTCGTGGCGCGTGTGGGGAGCACGGGGACAGCAGACATCTTCGGGAGCGTGGCGCAGGCGCAGAGCGCCAGCGTCGCGCGCATCAGGTCCGAGATAGAGGGCGTAGACGCGTTGCTGGATGCCGCCCGCGACAAGTACGCGGATGCCGTGCGCCGCAACGCGGAGCTGCAGGGGCTCTACGGCTCCGTGGTGACGGGGCCTCCGGCCCCCGGTCCGCCGCGCCTCCCGCCCTTCGACTTCGGGGACGACGAACCCCGCGGCCGGAAGAAAACGCCCCTGCAGGTGGTCGGCCCCGACCAAGGCTTCGCGCGGATCGGCACCGCGGACGGGGTGCGCGCCCTGGCGGAGCTGCGGGAGCGGGCCAGCGCCACGCTGGCGAGCGTGACGGTGGAAGTCGCCACCGCGGAAGCGGCCTTGACGCGGCTCCCCCGCGGCGGGGACGCCTTCAAGGAGCTGAACGAACAGGTGTACCGGCTCCGCGGGAACCTTGCGGAGGTGGTGGTCCAGCTCGGGACCATTCACGGCGGGCTGTCGGGGCTCCGCCGGACCGACCTGACGCCCTTCCTGGCCCCGGCCGGGCTGGACGCCGCCCGCGGGGTGGACGTGAGCACGCGGGGCCTGGGGGCGGCCCGGGTGGAGGCCCTGGACCGCCGGGCCGCGCAGCGCCAGTACGAGGCGGCGGCGGGGCTGCGGATCGACCCGGCGAAGCTGGGCGCCGCGGACCTGGACGCCCTGCAAGGGATCATCCGGGGGGCCGGGCGCTCCGCGGAAGAGTACGCCGTCGCCATCGGGAAGGGGTCGGACGAATTCGACCGGGCGGGGGTGCTGGTGGTGCAGGCGTTCGGGAACATGGTGCAGGCGGCCATCAGCGGCAGCGCCAGCATGGAGGCCGCGGTCGTCCAGGGGCTCGCGTCGATTGCGCAAGCCGCCGCCACCCAGATCAACCCGATTTTGGGCGCGGGCGTGGGCGTGCTGGGCGGGCTGATCGGGAGCCTGTTCGGCCAGCGGGAGCGGAACCGGGAGCCGCAGCGGGTGGTGGTGGCGGATTACGAGTCGGCGGCGCTCGCAAAGACGGCGCGCAAGGAAGGGCCCGACGTGGTGAAAATCCAGATCATTTCCGAGTCGGGGGAGACGATTGAGGAAATCCAGTACGCGTTGGGGCGGAGGGCCCGCCAGGATGCGCAGGTCCGCATCCCCAACGTCGGGGGATACCGCAGGGTGAAATAAGCCCGTTCCGCCGCGGGGGGGGCGCGCTGCCTCGCCCCCGCACACCATCCACCAGACAGGAGAACGCGTATGCTGAAGCTGCCACACCGGGAAGAGCTGACCGTGACCGTAGAGGGGGGCGCCACGCTCCGGCTCGCGCCGTTCACCGACGAACAATACTTCAAGCTGCAGGAGACGATGGACCGCGAGGGGGAGGGGGAGACGATGCGGCTGAAGTTCTTCGCGTCCCTCCTGCCCGGGTTCTTCGAGGACCGCATCCGCGGGGTGGACGGGGTTGAGGTGGACGGGGAGCCGTTCGACGTGTCCCGCCCGGAGCACATGGCGCGCGTGCCGCCGCACTGGAAGGCGCTCGCCTTCCAACGGCTCGTGAACGAAGTGGTGAACCCCGCGCTGCCGGGGTCGGGGAAGCCGAACTAGGCGCGCTCGGCAGGTCAGCGGAACGATCCTGTTCCGCCCGCCCGCCTGGCGCTTTACCTTGGGGCTGTGCCGCCGTGCCGCCGCTCTCCACCTTCACGGGGTCGCCATGAAGCTACGTGTGTTCGCCCTGCCGCTTCTCTTGCTCGCCGGTGCTGCGCAGGGGGGCGATCTGCCGAAGTTCGACAGTGAGCGGTTTTGCGAGTTGATGTCCCGCGCGTCGGGCGGAAGCTACGAAATGAAGGCCGGGTGCATGCGGAGGGAGGCGCGGTCGAAGGAAGAGCTGCGCGCCGCCCCCTCCGTGCCCGCACGCATCGCGCAGCACTGCACGCGCATGGCGACCGCGACGGGCGAGGGGTCGTACTGGCTATACAGAGGTTGCGTGCGCCGGGAGCTTCGCGCTGCTGGGGGCAGATAGGGAGCGGCGCCTGCACCCGCCGACACGCACCGAATACGGGGGGCCGTCCCAGCGGACGGCCCCCCGTATTCGGTGGAGGAGGCTTTGCGCGCCTGGACAACGGCGCCACCTTCCCCCCGGCGCCGAATTACCTTGGGGCCGTGCTGCAAGCGCAGCACGGCCCCGCCTGCGTTCCCGCCCGCCGCCGCGCCGTCCGCCGCTCTCCCCGTGTCGCTTCCCGTGTCCCCTCGACAAACGCCGACGTGACTCCCGAGAAATTGCACGCGTGGGAGGCGGTCCTCAAGAGCCAGGTCGCCGTCTCCCTGGTTCTCCTTGGCGTGCTCCTGGGTGTGCTCCGCTGGTGCTACGTGCTCCACAGGGAGAATCGCGAGCTGAACACGTGGGTGCGCGAGCACCTGCAGGCGCAGGGCGATTTCGGCGTCGTGCTCGATCACGTGCGCCAGGCCATGGCGCTGCGCGCGGGAGGACCGGAATGAGCGCGGTGCACCAGCTGGCGCAGCGGGTCCGCGTCTGGGCGCTTCGGCGCCGGGCGGAGCGGGTGCTGGGGGAGGTGAACGTTGCCGTGCTCCGGCAGCGCACCGCCGCGATGCGCGCTCTCGTGGAGGCCGCCCGCAACGCGGCTTCGTAGGGTGGCCTACGACCTCTCCAACCGCACGCGAGCTCGCGACCTGTACGTCGCCGGCCGCTCCCTGACCTGGCTCGTGGAGAGGCTGGGCATCAGCCGGGCCACGCTCCAGCGCTGGTCAGGAGAGGATGACTGGCCGGGGATCCGCGAGCGGAACCGCCAGCTGGAGCGCGAAGCAGCTCAGCTGGTGGTCAGCCTGACGCAGGCGGCGCGGGAGTCGGCGGACCCGCAGCAGGCGTATGCCGCAGCCACCATGGCCCGCCTGGCAGGCCTGGACTCACCCCGCGATCCCAACCCGGACCCGATGCGTGTGGCGGAGCGGCTGCTGGTGGTGCTGATGCGGGAGCCCGCTCTCGCTCCGCTGATCCAGGCCCGGCGCAAGACGATCCTTGCGGACCTGCGCGCGGAGCTGCGACGCGCCGAGATCGAGGAGCCCGTGTGACTCCGGCGGCCGCGGCGCGGCTGGCCGAGCTGCCCCCGCTCCGCGTGGGGTGCACGTGCTGCACCTGCCAGGAGCGACGCGAGCTGATGGAAGCCGCGGACGTCCGCGGGTGGACAGGTGAAGTCAAACCCTCCGCTGACCCTCTGCCGGCCTGTGCGCCAATCTGGCTTCGGAACCCCTCGATCTGACCGCCTCCTCACCGGCTCCCACCAAAAGTTGAGAATGAACGCCGGAATGCCCGCCGCGACGTTGCGCAACGGCCCTACGCACACGATCCGGCCTTGCGTCGGCTCGTGGGCCGGTGCGGGGGTCGCGCGCGTCTGGGAGGCATCTTGAGCGTCATCCGCTTTCCGGGTTCCGATGCCCTTGATGACCTGGTGCCGGAGCCTGCTCCGCCGGAGCTGAGTGATGAAGAGGCGCTGGAAGAAGCGCGGGAGGAGATCCGGGCGGACGCGCGGGTGTTCCTGGAGCTGCCCGAAGATGCGCCCCTGGAAGCGATCCAGGCCGAGTTCGCCGCTTCCTACTGGCTCTTCTGGACGTACTTCGGGCAGGACTGGCGGAAGGACAGGAAGGGCCGGGAGATCGCGAGCGCCCCATTCCATCGCAAGCTCGCCGATGACATTACCGCGCTGGTGCATGGCGAGACCGAGGAGGACACCATTGCCCGGGCGTACCCCCGCGAGTGCGCCAAGTCGGTGGTGGGTACCGCGTGGGCGGCGATCTGGGCGGCCGCCAACCAGCTGAGGCGATTCGCGGTGATCACCTCCGACACCAGCGACCAGGCGCGCGGGATCCTGAGTGACATCCGCACCGAGATCGACACGAACGAACGGCTCCAGGCCGTCTACCCCGAGCTGGGGGTCTACCTGGAGAAGCCGCGCGTGAACTTCCTGGTGCTGGGGACCGAGTGCGTGATCGCCGCGGCGGGCAGCGGCAAGGCGATCCGCGGCGCCCGGTGGAGGCGCTTCCGCCCGGACCTGATCTTCGGAGACGACCTGGAGAACGACCAGGAGGTCCACAACCCGAAGCGCCGGCGGAAGAAGGCGGCGTGGTGGAACAAGGTGGTGCGGAAGCTCGGGCGCGCAGCGGTCTACATCATCGTCGGCACCATCCTCCACGCCGAGTCGTTCCTAAAGCACCAGGTGGAGAGCGACGCGGACATCCACCGCGCCCTGGTCTCCTACCCGGAAGAGCTCGACGGCCTGTGGCGCGAGTGGGAAGCCATCTACCACGATCGCAGCCTGCCGGACCGGAAGGCGGCGGCGCGCGCGTTCTACGTGGCGAACCGCACCCGGATGGACCGAGGCGCGGTGGTGCTGTGGCCGGAGCAGTTCACCCTGTACGGCCTCATGACGGAGCGGGCTGAGGACCTCGGCAGCTTCCTCTCGGAGAGGCAGAACGATCCGTTTGACCCCGCGGGGAGCTACTTCCCCACGATCAACTACCGGTCCAGGGAGGAGCTTCCCGCAGAAGACGACGTGCTCGCCACGGGCATCTTCTGGGACCCGTCGCGCGGCACCACCATCAGCGACACGTCGGCCGTGGTGGAGATCGACTTTATCCGGGACGGGCGCCGCGTAGTCCGGTGGGTGCTCGCCGAGGCGCTCCCGCCGGACCAGGTGCAGTCGGCAATCATCGCGCGGCACGTGCTCAGGCGGATCCACTTCGCCGGCGTGGAGAAGGTGGCCCTCAGCTCGTATGACGAGGATCTCCAGAAGGCGGCGCGCGCGGCACAGGTCACAATCAACCTGGTCGCCGGCCCACCGAAGGGAGACAAGGATCTGCGGATCAAGTCGCGCCGGGGGGGCGTCGTGTCGGAGACGATCCTGTTCTCCGACGAGCTCTCTGCCGCGGCCAAGGAGCAGATCTCCTACTATGGGCAGCACCCCAAGGATGACGTCTGGGATGCCATCGACCAGTGCCTCACCGTCGGCGAGGGCCAGTTCGAAGAGGTGACCGCCGCGTGCTCCAGTCTGGCGCCGGCGAAGGATGCAGGCCGGCTGACTGCGGAAGACGCGCTCGGCCGCGAAGGACTCTTTGACGATGCCGGCGGGGTGCAGGTCCCCCGCATGGGCGAGCAGTTGGGCTTTGGGACTGGAGGATGGTCATGAGTCTTCGGGCTCTCGGCGGGTGGGTGGTGGACCGGTTCCTCGGCAACGCGATCGAGGAGCGGGTAGCCGAGCGCATCCAGGCCGCGGGGCTCCCGGCTGCGCGCCAGCGCGAGGATGACGGGTACCGGCGCCTGACGGAGAGCCGCCGAGACCTGCCGGCGATGACGCACGACAGGATGATCGAGGTGGCGGTCTACCTCGGCGGGCGGAACCCGCTCGCCCGCCGGATCCTTGACCTGTACTCCGAGTGGATCGTAGGGGAGGGCGTCAAGCTCAGCTCCAGCGATCCGCGGACGAAGGCCTTCCTGCTCCAGTTCTGGAACGACCCGGTCAACCGGTGGAAGCGCCACATGGAGGTGAGGTGCCGCGAGCTCCACCTGTTTGGCGAGCAGGCCTGGCCGGTATTCGGGAACCCGTACTCCGGCATCATGCGCCTGGGTGTGCTCGACCCTGCGCAGATCAAGGAGGTGGTTACGGACCCCGGCAACGCCACCGTGCCGATCGGCGTGGTGACCAAGGGATACGGCGGCGGCCGCGGCGAGCTCCGCCTGCGGACCGTGCTCCTGGGGCCGCCCGAGCAGGTCCTGAGCCCGCACGCGCTCCTGGAGCGCGAGCGCTTTGCAGACGGCGAGATCCAGCTCCATGCGATCAACAAGCTGAGCACGGCGAAGCGCGGCGTCTCGGAGCTGTTCGCGCTGGCGGACAGCGTCGACGGGTACGAGCAGCTCCTCTTCTCCATGCTGGCCCGGAACCGGGCGCTCGCGAGCTACTTCTGGGACTACGAGCTGACCGGCTTCTCCCAGGATCAGATCAACGAGTACATGGCGGGGCTGATGCCCCCGCGGCCGTTCTCCTCCTTCGGCCACAACGAAAAGGTCAAGCGGCGCCTGGTCGGCCCCGAGATGGGGTCCGCCGCCAACGACAACGAAGCCGCGAGGCTCCAAAGGAACCACATCCTGGGCGGCGCCGGGATCGGCGAGCACCACTACGGTGGTGGTGGTGACGTGAACCGCTCCACGTCCGGGTCGATGGACGAAGCGATGGTCAAGAGCATGTCCTCCAAGCAGCGCCGCTACGGCAACGTCGTGGAGGACACGCTCGCCGCCCAGGTGGAGCGCGGGATCGAGGTGGGCTTCCTGCGCGACACGCCCGAGACACGGGAGTTCAACCTCACCTGGCCGGACATCTCCACCCGCGACCTGAGCCGCATCGGTGCCGCCTTCCAGGCGGTCGCAAACGCGGCAGTCCTCCTGAGGAGCGACGGGCTGATCAGCGACGAGGTGATCGGGCAGTTCGTGGGAGCGATGGGCGCGCACATCGGCGTGGAGGTCGATGTGGAGGACATGCTGGAGAAGGCCCGCCGGCAGCAGCAGGACACACTCGCCGACCAGGCGGGGCGGGGGTTTGACCGGCGCCTGGCGTCGTGAGCCCCAGGAAGAAGAAGGGCGTCGGCGATGCCATCCAGGAGGAGATCGAGCGCCGGGCGGAGCAGCGGCGTGCAGGGGTGGCCAGGGTGCTGGAGACCGTGCTGGACCTGCAGGAGGAGATCCAGAAGACCCTCGCCGCCACCCCGAGCGACTTCGACTCGGCTCGGTTGCCGCAGCTCCTCGGCGAGCTTGACCGGGTGGTGGAGCGGTGGACGGGAAAGGTAGACGCGGCCACCTCGCCGTTCTGGGGCGCCGCGGCCGAGCTGGGCCCGCAGATGGTGGACGGACCGCTGCGTTTGGGCGGGATCCGGATCGGTGAGCCACTGATCACCGACTCCCTGATCGAGACGCTGACGGGGTACGCGCCGGACAAAGTGAAGGGCATCACCGCAGACGCGAAGGCGGCGATCGGCAAGCAGGTGCGGCTCGGTGTGCTCGGGGGGAAGTCGCCCCACGAGGTGATGAAAGCGGTAGGCGAGACGCTCGACGGCCCGGGGCCGTTCCGCTTCGTGAAGTTCCGCGCTGAAATGGTGGTCCGTACCGAAATGGGACGGATCCACTCCGAGGCCGGTGACCTCCGGCTGGTGCAGGGCGCGAGGGTGGTGGACGGTCTTAAGAAGGAATGGCGGTGGTCGGGCAAGTCGCGAGCGACGCACCGGGCGATCGACAAGACAGTCCGCGAGGTGGAGCAGACGTGGTCGGTGGGCGGGGAAGAGATGAGGCATCCGAGGCAGGCCGGCGCCTCGGCGGAGAACGTGGTCGGATGCGGCTGCGAGTCCGTACCGTGGAAGGCGGACTGGACGTGAACCCCAACAGGAGATCGGGAATGACGGAGAGCGAGGCACAGACCGGACCCATGCCGTCCGCACTCCGGACGCTGGTTCAGCGCCCGGTGCTGAAGGACGGGCTGCCCGTGAAGAAGAAGGGCACTGAGGAGGTGCAGATGAGGCCGCTCGCCGCCAAGGAGGTGCTGGCCTGGCGGGAGACGGAGGCGGAGGTGCGCGTGGTCACCGTCGACGGCTCCAAGTTCAGCGCCCGGAAGGACAGCAAGGGCAAGCCCGCCGCCGCCGGCGAGGGGGCCTGACGTGGGCGGCCGCGACGCGGGGCTCCTGCCGGGCAATGCGGGGACGGCGGTCCTCCTCGCGGCCGTGCTGCAGGCGGCGGGGGGGGAGCTGGTGCAGACCGCGAGGAGCATCGAGTGGAAGGTGTCGGCCGTGCGGCGCGCCGTGTGGGCCCGCCGCTCCCTCGGCGGAGATCTCGCCCAGAACGACTGGGAGCCGGTGGACGTGTTCGACACGGAGGTGATCGTGCGTGCCGGCCTGAAGATGTACCGCGTGCCCTTCACCATCAGCGACGCCGGCGACGTCACGTTCGGCACGGCGGAGCAGGTCGAGACCGAGTACGTCCCGGTCACCATCGAGCAGCCGACGGTTCAGGCCGCCACCCTGCTGGCGGCCGAGGGCGGCAAGCCGGACGGATCCGCATGGCAGGTGGTGATCATGGAGGTGGGGCCGTCCACCGCGGCCGTGCAGCTCGCCGACGGGCGCCGCATGCCGGTCTACGTGACCGAGGAGTACCTCAAGAGCCTGGCACCGCTGGTCGACGGTGCCGACGTGTTCGCGCTGGACGACACCGCCACGGGGCACAAGCCGGACCGCAGCCAGAAGCTGCAGGCTCAGCGGGCCGGCTGGGTGGACGGCGTCACGATCGAGCCCGGCCGGCTGCGCGGGAAGGTACACCTCCTCCCCACCGGGATCGGGGGAGCCAAGCGGCAGGAGCTGCTCTTCGCCTACGAGAAGAAGAAGCGGGACTTCTGGGGCCTGAGCATCGACGCGGACGGGCGCGGCGAGGTCCGGAAGCATGGCGGGATCGATTACTACTTCGCCCTCGAGGCCAGCAAGTGCGATAGCCTCGACATCGTGAAGCGGGCCGGTGCTGGCGGGCGCTTCGTAGACCTGGCCGCGAGCGCGGCCGACACCCACCACGAGGAGAACAGCGGGATGAATCCGGACCAGCTGAAGCGCTTGTGGGCCGCCATCCAGGCGAGCCGCCCGCAGGTCCTCCAGGGCAGGACCCTGGACACGATGGAGGGGGCGCAGCTCCTCCAGCTCGCCAACGCGGAGGAGATCGCCACGGCGTTCCGCGAGCCGCCGGCCGCCGACGCCGGCACCGAGGAGGTGCGAGTGCTCGCCACCGAGATCCGCCTGGAGCGCGCGCTCGGCGAGAGCAAGCTGCCGGCCGCAGCGCTGAAGCGGATCCGCGAGGTGACCAAGGGCCGCGTTCTGGACGACGCGCAGATCCAGGCGGCGATCGACGGCGAGCGCTCGTACCTGGCGCAGCTGACCCCCACTCCGGTGCAGGGCCTCGGCATCGGCCGCTCGGGCGTCAGCGCGTCGGTCCAGGTGGAGCCGCTGGACAGGCTCCAGGCCGGCTTCGACCGCAGCTTCGGCCTGGTGCCGGAGAACAGCGAGCTGAAGACGATCCGCCCCCTGAGCATCCGCGGGCTCTACGAGCACATCACCCAGGGGCTGGACCCCAACGTCGACGGCACGCTGCAGGCCTCGGAGTGGGCGACGATCCAGGCCGCCGGCTTCGACAGCACCACGCTCCCGACGGTGGTCAGCAACACCATGAACCGCTCCCTCGCCCGCGAGTACGCGGCGGTGGACTACGGGGAGAGCCGGTTCGTCCGCATCCGCCCCGGGGGGGTGCGCGACTTCCGCAAGGTGACCGTGATCCGCCTCGGCGGCTTCGGGGACATCCCCAACGTGAACCCCGAGACCGCGGACTACCAGGACATCAGCGTGTACGGGGAGGACCCGGTGGAGTACCAGGTCGGCCAGAAGGGAGGGCTGGTCACCATCACCAGGAAGCACATCATCAACGACGACGTCGGGCACGTCTCGCGGCTGACCAACCGCCTCGGCCGGGCCGCCAAGCGCACCTACGCGCGGTTCTGCTGGAACCTGATCCTCTCCAACCCGGTGACCGCCTACGATGGGCTGACGCTCTTCCACGCCGCCCACGGCAACCTGATCACCGACCCGTTCAGCGCCGCGGCGCTGAACAAGATGGAGCAGAACCTGTTCAAGCAGCAGGAGGCCGACAGCCAGGAGGCGCTCGCGCTGCGGCCTCACCTGCTGGCCGTCCCCATCGAGCTGAAGCCGGCCGCAACCAACCTGAACAAGAAGGGGACGAGCGACAGCGACAACGAGTGGCAGGGGCGCTTCGGGGCCAACGGGGAGAACATCCTGGTGCCGCCGTTCCTCACCGACGCGACGGACTACTACGTCTTCGGCGACCCGGCCGAGGTGGACATCATCGAGGTCGCTTTCCTCAACGACCAGCAGGAGCCGGAGTACTTCATGGCCGACAACCCCACCGCGGGGCAGATGCTGGTGGCGGACAAGCTGGTCTGGAAGATCCGCCACGAGTACGGCGGCAACGTCCTGGACCACCGCGGCGTGCAGAAGGCGGCCGTCATCTGACAGCTGCCTGCGGTGCTGGCAGGAGCACCCCCGCCTGCCGGAGATGCACCGGGCGCCGGATCCGCCGGCGCCCGCCTCCACCCCAGAGGAGATCTCGATGGTTCCCAAGCGTGCCCTCTTCTTTCTCGCGCTGGCGGTCACCCTCCTGGCCATGGACGCCAGCCCTGCAGGGCCGGCGGGGCCCAGGGGCGCGCCCGTCGCCTCGCCCCCCGCGTCCGGAATCGGATCCGCTGCGCGCGCGGCCGCGGCTCTGCCGGCGCCGGCGGAGTCGATCCCTGCCGTGTCCCTCCCCACCAACCAGGACGCGGAGAGCCTGGTGCCCACCTTCGACGGCTGGACCCGGCAGGCCGGGAGGCGGATCCGCTACGCCCAGGTGAGCTGGCGCCCGCAGCGCCGCGGCTGCGCGCGCAGCGGATCCGATCCCGGATGCTCCGCGCCGCAGCTGATGATGCGGCGGGGGCGCGACCGGCTCCCCTCCTCCGCGTAGCCGATTCGCTGCCTGGACAGCCGCGCCACCTCGGCGCGGCCGGAGCACTACCTTGGGGGCCGCGCAGGTTCTGCGCGGTCCCCAAGGCATTCCTGGCGGGTGAGGCGCATGGCGACGCGCGAGGGGCCGCATACCCCTCATCACCTGGGTTCGAATCCCACACTCGCCCTCCGCAGTCCAACCCTCACACTTGAGGAGGTGTCCGTGCTCACGATGCCAGGGATGGGGCGTATCGTTCACTTCGTGGGCGGGGCGGGCGAGGGTGCCTTCCCCGCCGTCGTGCGTGTGACCTACCCCGGATCGGCCGACGGGCGAATCGATCTCACCGCGTTCACCGCAGACGGTCTCAGGGTGGTGGACGACGTCCCGCACTGCGACCAGCACGCGGACAACACGTGGCACTGGCCCGAGCGCGCGCCTGCCGCTCCGCACCCTCCCCTCCTCTTCCCCGTCCCGTGAGCAAGGCCACCCTCCGCGGCAAGGTCCGAAAGTACGTCCGCGACACCGCCGGCGTGCTCCTGGACCCCGATTACGACGGGCACCTGGAGGACGCCGTCGCGAAGTACTCCCGCCACCGCCCTCGCGTTCTGGTTCGTGACCTGGTCGCAGGCGGATCCTTCGACGTGCCGCTCCCGGAGGAGTGGGAGGAGGACTTCAGCGAGTTGCGCGAAGTGGAGCATCCGGTCGGTGAGCGCGTCCCCAACCTGCGCGATCGGCGGGAGTTCCGCGTGTACGCCGCCCCGGAGGGCTCGGCACTGCGCTTTCTGGAGGGTGAGCCCGGGGCGGGCGAGGTGGTGCGTGTGACGATCACCGCGCCCCACAGCATCACCGAGGACGCCACCAGCGTCCGCCGCACGGACCTGGACACGCTCGTCTACCTGGCGGCCGGGCTCGCCTGCATGGCGCTGGCGGCGCGGTACGCATCGACCAACGACCCCACCATCCTGGCCGACAGCGTCGATTACCAGAGCAAGAGCTCGGAGTTCGCGAAGCGGGGCAAGGAGTACATGGGCATGGTCGCCAGGGAGCTGCCCGAGCTGGTGTCGGAGATCGGCACGGCCGTGAAGCCCGCGGCCGCGGAAACCTCCTTCGAGAACGTCCTCAGCTACCTGACGCACCCGTGATCCCGCCGGTCCGCATCACCATCACCGGAGGCCTCCAGGCGAACCCGGGCGAGGCGATCGGCCGCGAGCTGGAAAGCGTGGTCACGGAGCTGATGCTGTTCCTGGAGCGTGAGGTGAAGATCCACACGCCGATCGGCGTCACGGAGGCGGGGCGCGGGTCCATTGCGCACGAGGTGCGTCGCGGGGAGGCGGTGGGGATGGGCGCTGTGGTGGGGCGGCTGGGCAGCCCCATGAAGCACGTCGCGGTGATCAACGACGGGCGCCGGCCGGGCCAGAAGCCGCCGCCGGCGGAGTCGCTGGAGCTGTGGGTGCGCAGGAAGGTGAAGATCGAGCGCGTCCACAAGGCTGGGAAGAAAAAGGGACAGGCGAAGACGCGGAACGGCGTCACGCTGATCCGGCCGCCGACCGTCGCCGAGGCGAAGAGCATCGCCTTCGTCATCGCCCGCGCGATCGGGAGGAAGGGGATCGAGGGGCGGCACTTCTTCGAAGCGGCCGTCAGCGAGAACGACGCAACGATCCGCCGCATCGTCGGCCGCGCCGGCGCTGAGATCACCGTCGAGCTGAGCCGGAGGCAGTGACGTGAGCTACCAGGAGCGGGTGCAGGCGATCACAGACGCGATCCGGAGCGTCCCCGACACGGGCGTGGTGCACGACCGCCAGCGATTCTCGGCCGACCTCGGCGAGTACATCGCCCAGTACCGGGATCCTGAGACCCAGCGCATCAACGGCTGGGAGGTCACCCGGAAGGGCGGAGCACTGCTCGATCCCAACAGCACCAGGTGGGGCGACGTCTACTGCCTCCTGCACTTCTTCGGTCTCCAGGATGCGGCCGCCACGGACCACCTCTTTCAGCAGGGCGTGGACGACGTGGTCGCCCACTTCCGCGACAACCCGAACCTGCCCGTCGGCTCCGTTCAGGGACTCGTGCGCATCCTGGTGGCCGAGCTGCGCGTGTTCGGAGGGGTGCTCTGCCACGTCGCCGAGTGCGAGCTGGTGCTGGACTTCTACACCAATCAACTCTGACCTGGAGGGAGGATGACACTGCAAGGCGCTGGTACCCTGGGCGATCCGCCCCGACGCTTCGCGACTCGCCCGAGCGGCGAGAGCACCGAGCTGGTCTGCCTGGAGTGCCAGGCGGCCGCGCCGGACCGCGTCGCGTTCATCGCACACACCTGCGCGGAGCAGCCGGACCCCGCCCCAAGGCCGCGCCGGGCGCGCGCGGCGGAGCCTGCCCCCCAACCCGCAACCACCTCGGAGGAGTAGCCCATGCGCGAACGCCTGACCGGCCTGCTGGCCAAGATCGAGCCGGTATACGGGACGAACTCGGTGCCGGTACCCGGCACCGACGGGATCCAGCTGGAGTCGCACCTCTGGTCGACGCTGGAGGTCGACCACCTGGAGCAGAACGAACGGAAGGACGTGGCCGGCTCGCGCATGGGCCGGCACGCGAGCGCGCAGCCGAGCGGACGCTGGGCGAAGCTGACGCTGCCGATCGCGATCAAGGGCGCGGGCGCGGCCTACGCGGCCGCTACGCGCCCGGAGCTGGACGTGCTCCTGCGGATCTGCGGTTTCGGCGCGACGGTGGACGCCAGCGCCGGCGACGAGTCCATCGAGTACGTGCCCATCGATGAGGCGCACGAGAGCGCCACCCTGTTCGCGTACACGGCCGGGAGCCTCTTCAAGCTGGTGGGCTGCCGCGGCCGGCTCGTGTCCCTGCCCTCCGTGCCGGCGCGGATCTGCATCGCGCGCTTCGAAGTCATGGGGCTGCTGGTGGACGATCCCACCGACGTCACGCTGCCCGCGATCGTGTACCCCGGCCGCGCCGTGCTGCCGCCGGTCTCCACAAACGTGGTAACCCTGGACGGCTTCGGGGCGCCGTCGGCGAGCTTCGATTTCCAGCTGAACACCGAGCTGCCCGCCAAGCCGAGGGGCGGGAGCCCAGGCGGACACGCCGGCTACGACATCATGGGTTACGACCCGCAGGCCAAGGTGTTGATCGACTCGCCGGTGAAGGCCACCTGGAACCCGTGGGCCGCCCACGCGGCAGGCGAGCTGTTCCCGTGGGCTCACCAGATCGGGAGCATCCAGTTCAACCGGCTCCGTGTGGAGGGACCAGCGGCTCGCATCCTCAAGATCCCGCACGAGGGGCAGAACGGACACGCCATGATCGGCATCCAGCTGGCCATGCACCACGCCGACCCGGCCCCGGCCTTCAAGCTGATCTTCGACTGATCGCCGGCGGGGCGGATCCGCCCCGCACATCATTCACCTGGTGAGGAGGACGTACATGCTGGAGCTGCCGCGCAGGAACAGGGAGGTGAGGGTCGACGTGGAAGGAGGAGTCACGCTGGTTCTGGAGGCGATGACCGACGATCAGTACTTCCGGGCCCAGGAGACGGCGGAGCGCGAGGGGGAGGGAGACGAGCTGCGGTTGATCTACCGCGCGTCCCGCCTCCCCGGCCTGTTCGAGAGCCGGATCCGCAGGGTCGAGGGCGCGACGGTGGACGGGCAGCCCTTCGACGTGGCGAAGCCCGATCACCTGGAGCGCGTCCCCCACCATTGGAAGGCGCTCGCCTTCTCCAAGCTCGTGCGCCACGCGCTGTCCTCCGGCCTGTCGGAGGCGGAACGGGGAAACTCGACGGGGCCGGCCGGGTCTTCTACCACGGCGGGAACGTCCTCGCCGGCCTGAGTCCCCGTGAACGTCGCCTCGTGCTCGCGTTCCACATGCTCGTGACCTGGGGCAAGACTCCGATGGACATGGGTCTGCCCCTGGATGATGTGGACCCAGCGTACTTAGAAGCGATGACCATCTTGCAGGCGGCACTCGACTCCGAGCGTGCCCTCCACTCCGAGCGCTGATCAATGGCCGGCACGGTCACCAACGAAATCGAGCTGAGGGTCACCACCCCCGGGGCTCCCGAGGGCATCCGAGCGTTCAATGCGCTCCGGGATGCCCAGGGCGAGCTCCGGGGCGACGGTGCGCCCGCCGCTGATCTCGCCGGGTTCGATCCGACCGCGCTCGTGGCGGCGACGGAGCAGGTGTCGGTGCTCGTGGCCGAGCTGGGGGAGCTGCGCGGTGCAGCGGTCGCCGCCGGCGCCGGAGTCAGCCAGGCGCTCGGCAGTGCATCCGGGGCCGAGCTGGAGGCGGTGGAGAGCGCGGCCGCGGCGGCCAGGGTGGAGCTCCAGGGCCTGAGTACGGAAGCCGCCGCGGCGTCCGAGCAGCTAGAGCTGTTCGTCACGGTCGACGCCGCGCCCGTGAAGGCGGTCGGCACCGCGGCGGCCGCCGCTGGGCGCGAGGTGGAGCAGCTGGGCGACGCGGCGCGCGACGGCAGCGCGGGCGTCGAAGCGGTGGGGCGGGAGGCGGAGGCGACCGGCCGGAACGTGCAGACCATGGCCGAGCGTGTTGGGGACGCGGCCGACCGCATGGAGCGGCTCGGCAACGACCTCACCACGCGCGTATCGCTCCCGCTGTTCGCGGTGGGTGCGGCGAGCACCAAGATGGCCGTGGACTTCGGCGACTCTCTCGGCAAGATCGAGAACCTGGTAGGCATCAGTGCCGAGACGGTCGACGGCTGGCGAGGCTCGCTCCTGGAGATGGGGCCCGAGCTGGCGGCGATGCCCAACGGCCTCGCCGAGGGGCTCTTCGTGGTCACCAGCGCCGGAGAGCGAGGCGCGGAGGCGCTCGACGTCCTGGAGGACGCCTCCATGGCGTCGGCGGTGGGCCTGGGCCAAACCGCCACCATCGCCCGCACCACCACCGCGGCGATGCAGGCATACGAGGCGGCGAACCTGACGTCCGCCCGTGCCACCGACATCATGCTGGCCACCGCGCGCGCGGGGAACTTCGAAGTAGAACAGCTCGCCGGCTCGATTGGCGCGGTGCTCCCCGTGGCCGCCTCGATGGGTGTGGAGTTCGAAGAGGTCGGCGCCTTCATCGCCAGCTTCACCAGGGTCAACGGCGACGCCGCGGTGTCCGTCACCGCGCTGAGGTCGTATCTCCAGACGTTGCTCAACCCCTCGGACGACGCCGAGAAGGTGCTGAAGAAGGTGGGCCTCTCCGCGGCCAAGCTGCGCGAGGAGGTGCGCGACAAGGGGCTGACGCAGACGCTGCTCGATCTGATCGACAAGTTCGACGGCAACACCGCCGCGCTGGCCCGCGTGATCCCCAACGTGGAGGGGCTGGTCGGTGTGCTCGGTACGGCTGGCCTCCAGGCGGAGACGTTCGCCCAGGTGTCTCAGGAGGTGGCCAACTCGCAAGGTATCCTGGAGCAGGCGTTCGCGCGGGTACGGGAGACGGAGGGATTCAAGTTCCGGCAGGCCGCAGCTGAGGCGGCCGTGCTCGCAGTGGAGATCGGATCGGAGCTCGCACCGGCGCTGGTCACCCTGCTGGAAGCGGGGCGGCCAGTGGTGGGGGTGGTAAGTGATGCGGTGCAGGTGTTCGGGGAGCTGCCTGAACCGCTTCAGGCGGCGCTCCTTGGGTTCACTGGGCTTGTGATGATCGCTGGGCCTGTGATCGCCTCGGTGGGTTCGATCGTGAGGTTGGTTGTTGACCTTCGGGCCGCGGTCGTACTGCTCAACGGGGCGTCGGCGCTCGGCGGTACGGCTGCCGTGGCTGCACGTGCGGCTGCGGGTGTGGGGGGAGTGACCACGGCCGCCACCGGCGCAACGGCGGCGATCGGCACAGGTGCCGGACTCGCCGGCGCCGCTGGCGCCCTGGGCACCGTCGTCATGGTTGGGGGGCCATTGCTGGCCGGACTCCTCACCATGTCGGCGATCCTGGAGGATGTGAAGGACAACGCCAGGGAGGCGGCCGAAGAGGTGGTGGACGCCGTCTCCAAGGTGAAAGCGGCAATCCCGCAGATGGATGCGGGGGTGGTGGTCGCCGCGGCCAAGGATGAAGCCCAGCGTGCTAACGACCTGTACGCCGACCTGGAGGAAAAGCGCAGGGCGATCCTGCGGCTGCATGGCCAGGGCGCGTGGCGAGAAGGTGCTCCGGGCCGTGCGCTGTATGCCCAGCTGACATCGGAGTACGAGGCGCTGGCGATCCAGTACCGTGCGGTCCTGGATTTGGCGAAGGAGTTCGAGGCGGAGCGCACAAAGCGGAACACCATTGACGGGCTGACGATTTCCGTCGAGGGGCCCAAGCGGCCGGTGATTGACTTGGAAGGCGACAGCGGGGGCCGGAAGAAGGCGCGGGAGACACCGACCCAGGTGATCGGCGTCGGCGACGGTTTTGCGCGCGTGGTGGTGGACCGCGCGGCGGTGGCGGGGATGATCGAGCTCCAGGAGCAGACGAGCCAGCGGGTGCGGCAGCTCACCACCGAGCTGGCGCTCGCCGAGGAGTCGCTCCGCCGCCTCCCGAAGTCAGCGGACGGCTGGGCGGAGATGAACGAAAAGGTCTACCGGCTCCGCGGAGATCTCCGCGAGCTGGGGCAGGACCTGCGCCTCCTGGGCGGGAACCTCTCCGGCCTGAAGATGGCGGACCTGAGCCCCTTCCTCGCCGCGGCCGGCCTGGACGCCGGAGCCGGCCTGAGCATCGATCGCACGGGGCTCAGCAGGGAGCGCAGAGAAGCGCTAGATCAGCAGCACTACGGCCGCCAGTATCAGGCGCTCGTGGCCATGATGGTCGATCCGGAGCAGCTACGCGGCGCCGAGCGCGAGGCTGCGGAGAACATCGTCCGCGGGAGCGGCAACACCTGGGAGACGTTCGGCCGCGACGTGGGCAAGGGCTCCGACGAGCTGGAGCGTGCGGGGGTGGTGGCGGTCCAGGCGTTCGGTAGCATCGCACAAGCGGCGATCTCCGGCTCCGCCACCATGGAGCAGGCCGTGATCCAGGGCTTCGCCAGCATCGCGCAGGCTGCTGTCTCTCAGGCGAATCCCATCCTGGGTGCCGGGATCGGTGTGCTGGGGGGGATCATCGGCTCGCTGTTCGGCAGGCGCGAGCGCCGCGAACCGCAGCCTGTGCGCGTGGAGGAGTACTCCCAGCGCGCGCTCGATCAGTCGAAGCGCAAGGAAGGGCCGGACGTCGTCAACCTGCAGTTCGTCACGGAGTCGGGCGAGATCCTCGCGGAGACCGGATACGCGCTGGAGCGGCTCGGCCGGCGCGACGCGGTGGTGAGGATCCCCAATGGGTACCGGCTGGTGAAGAAATGAGGACGCCTCTCCTCTTCGCCGAATCCTTCTTCAGCCGGACGCAGTTCCCGTCGCACGCGATCACGGCGAGCAGCGCCGCCGCCGGGCGGGAGGCCTGGCGCGTCGGCACCGGGCGCCGTAGCGAGCTCAACTCCTGGCGTGCATCCGCCGCCGGCGACGGCTGGATCGAGGTGGACGCTTTCGCCCAGCGCGCCGCCGACATGGTGGCTATCGACCGCGGGCACTCCCTGGGCGGCAAGCGGGTGGTCCTCACCTGCGACGGCGCCGCCGTGCTCGACCTGGTGGTACCCGCGGCCGCGACGGTCCCCGGCGACGTCGACGGGGCCGCCGGCGCGGTGAGCAGCGAGGGGGCGTGGCTCTGCCGCTTCGCCAGCACCACCGGGCGCGTGTGGCGCCTGCAGGTGTACGCCGGCGGCGCCGCCGGGTACCTGCCGGAGATCCGGGGGCTGTACCTCGGCTCCAGCTGGCAGCTCTCCGAGTACGCCGACCTCCCCTACTCCGACAGCGAGTACGAGCTGGCGTACCGTGCGAGCGTCACGGACGCGCTGTGGGTGGGGGCGTCGGTGATCGCGCAGCGCAGGCAGGGCACCCTCCTCATCAAGCTCATGAGCTCGGCCGAGATCCCCACCGCCGAGTATCACGTCAACACCCTCTTCGGCCGGCGCCGCCCCATGTGGATTGTGCACGACCCGCTGCGGGCAGAGCGCGCCGTGCTGGCGGAGATGGCGCCGGGCCCGGGAGGCTTCAGGCGCGAGGAGGGATGGTTCCTGCCGCAGGCTTCCCTCATGTGGGTCGAGCGGGAGCCGGTGCCCCTGTGAGGCTCGGGTGGAACCCTCGCCTGGAGGAGCTGCTGCACCGGGCCGATCCTGCCGCGGGCGTCCTCGTGGAAGCGCAGGCCACCGCCGGCGAGGACGTGCGCCGCCAGTTCGCCGACTGGCAGGCGCGCAACGACATCGCCGGCGAGGCGCAGCTCCTGTACTCCGGAGGTGTGACCATCGCGGGCGAGCCTCAGTACGTGCTGCACAACCCCACGGACGACGGCACTCGCGTCACCGGCCTGTCCGAGCCGGCGCCGGCCGACGAGGGGTGGGATGTCGCTGTCATCGAGTGGACAGACGGCCCGGGTACCGTGTTGGACTTCGTGTCGGCGAAGCTGGTGGCGCAGCGTGACGCGGCGGAGCCGAAGGCGGTGGCCACCTGGCGGCTGCGGGTGTTCCGGGTGACCGCCGCCTACGGCACGCGGATGGACCTGGAACAGGCATTCGAGATCGAGGAGATCGCGCGCCGCGAGCTGCCGGCCCTGGGTGGGACGACGGCGATCACCCTGGAGTTCGCGCTGGGCGGCGTCGCCGTCGGTGGTCCGCCGGACCTGCCGCAGGGCGAGACAGGCCCGAACGCCTACACGCGCACCATCACCGTGCTGGCGTTCGAAGGCCGGAAGAGCGACGGCACGGCCGCGGGGAACGTCGGCTGGCTGGTGGACGACTCGCGCACTGCCCAGACGGACGCGGCCGGCACGTTCGGCATCCGGGTGCTCACACCGGATGGGAATGGCCGGTACGAGCCCGCTCCGACGCCCATCAGCGCGCCGGTCCTCAGCGTCTTCAGCCGCAGTTTCGAGGAGATGGTCACCGGCTTCACGCGCGACGGGACGGACCCTGCCTTCCCGGTGGCGAATGTCATCGAGCTGCCCGTCAGCACGTCTGGATTCAAGCCGGTGCTGGTCGGGACGGGCGAGACGCCCGGAGACACCGCCCTGCTGTTCGAAGTCAGCCTGGACGGTGTGGCCTACGTGCCCTTCCTGGACGGCGACGTGGTCGGCGAGGACGTCTTCGCCGGCGAGCCGTCGCCCACCACCCTGTACCTGCGCGTGACACTGTCGCCCAGCACGCACGGGCAGATCGCCCCGATCTGCCGCGAGCTGGGCGCGCGCCTCGCCGAGCGCGTGCTCCTGGACGGCGTGGCCACCTTCGCACCGGGGGGCTGGAGCTTCGACCCGATCGAGATGCGCGCGGAGATCTCCGAGGCCACGATCACGCTCGCACGCACCGGCGAGCGTGACTTCGCCGATCCCGCCACGGAGCTGCTCTCCCGGTACTACCTGGTCGACCTGGCCTTCTTCGTCTGGATCGGCTCGGCGCTGCTGCCCCGGGCAGATTGGATGCTCCTGGACGTCTACTTGGTGGACGACTACGCCAACCAGAGCGACTCCATCGTCCTCACCTGCCTCTCCGTGCTCTGCGCGGTGCGCCAGGAGCTGCCGGTGCACGACGTCGACACCTCCACGCGTCCAGACCTGGTGTACTCCGGGCTCCCGCTGGGCGAGGTGTACGCCGACCTCCTGGATGCGCAGGTCGCCCTCCCTGCGCGGTTCCGCGGGGCCGGGATCCCGGAGGACGCCGTGTGGGTGGTGGCGAAGGCGATCACCGAGAGGGAGCGGAGCAACGCCAAAGCCGAGTTGGACGCGATCTGCCGGATCGCCGGCGGTGTGATGCTGGCCTCGCAGGGAGCGATCAAGTTCGTGCCCGTGGTTTACGAGCAGGAACCCGTTGCCCGCTTCCCCAGCGCGGAGATCAAGGCCGTCGGCAACAGTCCCGGCATCCGGCAGCGTGTACCCGAGTTCTTCGCTCCCGCTCAGTGGTCGGCCGTGGAGGAGCGGTACCAGTACGAGGCCCGCTCCATCCACCCGCAAGGAATCCTGCGCTTCAACAACTACACGCTGGACGCCCCGCGCGTCCTGGACGACGTGGTCTCTCGGTGGATCGACAACCCCGATCTCGCTGACCAGGTCGCCGGCGCCACCACCCGCCTTCACGGCCTCGGGCTCCCCCAGCTGAGCTTCATTGCCGAGTACGCACATCCGCACCTGGAGCCGGGGGACGTGATCGAGGTGGAGATGGAGCACTTCGTCACCAAGGATCCTGTCCTCGGCACAGCGCTGAAGGGGATGATGTGGGCGCGGGGGGTCATCACCCGCGTCGGCGACGCGCTGGGGACGGAGATCACCATGCACGTGCGTGACTGGTTCGTGTCGGCCGGGGCGAGTACAGGCATCACGAATGTGCGCGTGCTCAGCGACTGCGAGCGCTCCCTGCCAATCGCCTGGACCCGTCTGGCCGGGACTGAGACCGTCTACGTGTACGACTGGGTGAAGGCGGACCCGCTCGGCGAGGGCGAGTTTCCTTGGCCCACCGCCGACGCGCACCCGGTCCCGATCGCCCTCGGCCCCGGAGACGACATCTATCTCACCGACGTGCCCGCTGCTGGCTCCGATCGGTATGTGCAGATCGAGCCGGTGGGGGCGGGAGGCACGATCGCGCCGGTCTGGCGTGTCGTCATTCACGGGGTGTGA